TAGTCGCGCAGGGTCGTGGCGCCTGGCAGATAGACTGCCGGATCTAGACTGGAGTCCTTGAACATGCCTCAGATTCTTTCTGTCTCGACTCTTGGAGGGGGAGGAACCCACCAATCCCGCGACCTCCCCCTCCAATGTGTCGAACCAGAACTTAGAGGCCCGTCGAGCTGGTCAGGCAGGTCTCTAGACCGGTGTCGAACGTGCAGCGCTTGTAGGCGAATGGCACGACCGCGTGCGGTCGGATCGGCTGGTATGCCCGGCTGATCTGATAGATGTGCTGACCGTAGTCGAGGAACAGGTTGCAGTCGTTGTCGCGCTGAGCAACCCACTCGAGTTCACCCATGTGGAGCTGCGGCGCGAACTTGAACGAACCCTCGCCGGTGTAGCGCTCGGGCGTGAGACGCGCGAAGCTGTCGCCGGCGACGAGGAACCCGATCTCATACTGGGCAGAGACCCACGCCGGATTGCGGCGAGCTCCCTTGCCGTTGGTGACCGAGACGCCAATCTCGGGCTCGATGAGGTTCGGGCTGCCGTTGGTCATCGTGTTGAAACGAAGCGGCTGGCTGTCGACGCCGAGGGCGAACCCGCGGTATCCCTGGAACGAGTAGCCGGTGAGGGCCTCGTTGCCGAGACGGAACGAGCCCGCGGTCACGTAGAGCAGGTCTTCTTTCACGTCCGCGTCGTTGCGGAACGCCTCGATCTGGTCGATCGAAGCGATGACCATGAAGAAATCACCGCGCTCAGTGCCGAAGGGCTCAGCGAGCAGGTCCTCGCGAAGAAGAGTTCCGAGCTTGTAGAGCGTGCGGAAGTTCATCTGCGCGTCGGGCAGCGAGTTGTAGAACGGGGTGTCGATCTGTTGAGAATCGCCCGTGACGAGGTTGTCAAAGGTGACGCCCTTCTTGGCCACAAACTTGACACCGGAGCGACGCAGGAGCGTCGCGCGGATGTCGGAGTTCATGATCTGAAGGATTCCCTTCTCCAGGGCCATCTGGGCCTGGAGATAGGCGCCCTTGAACGCCGTGCGGCTCGTCTTGACGCAGACGCGGGGACCGCGGCCACGAAGAGACTGGAGCTGGTATTGATACTCGGTAGAACCGACTTCATCGGGGTCGGCCCCGACACCGCAGAGAGACACGTCGTTGGTGAACGAGGGCTCGGCGAGCGAGGCGTTCATCACGGCGCGTTCCTGCACGACAGAACGGACGACATCCGAGACGTTCGGAAGCGTTCCGCCCTTGAGAACGTTCATATACGGACTCTTGCGAGCCAGGACCTTTGCGATCTGGCCGACAATCCGATTGACGTCCTTGGCCGCGAAATTCTGTACGGCCGACAGGTCAATGCAATCATTAGGCATAATGCTTGTTGTGCTTTCTTTCTTGAGGTTTCCGGTTGAATGGCCAGGCATCTTCAGATGCTAGGTCTTTCAGTCTGTCCTCGGCACGTTAGGACTGTTGTGCGGCCTGTTTGCCACGGCTGGTCCGCGGCCCACCAATCGCTTTCGGCGATCAATCGCAATGGCAAGCTATCCTCGCTGCGGGAGAATAGAAAAACCTTTTTTCTGCGAAGGAACCAGACGACGTCTCACCCAGTCGCGGGCAGTCGAGTCCTTCACGCCGTGGAGCCACACGCAGTCGTCTCTCAGGAGATGCTCGAAGACGAAGGGCTCGACGTTTCTTGCCTGGTAGAGATTGCGGATCTCTGGAATGTCCTCCCACCCGAGCTGGTGAAAAACGTTGGCGAGGTAGGTGTCCCAGGCGACTCTCGTGCTGCATCCGGCGAGGCGGTGGTCCATCGTCACGACCATGGGATGAAAAAGGGCGTTGCCGTTGATGTGCCCGACTCGGTGCTCGCCGTTCGGGTGCCAGCATCCGGCGACGGCCGACTCGGCCCTGTCCCAGGCAGAAAGAAGTCTCTGGGGCCAGTCGAGAACGAGCGGGATCGCGTCGGCCTCGGTCGTGAGGACCGCGTCGTACGCCCACTCCCTCGACCTGTGCATTGCCGCGATGTGCTGCATCATGTCGCACCACACGCCGTTGGGCCCCGCGGGGAATCCAGTCTCATGCCTCTTTGACCGGTAGACCATGACCTTCTTGAACGCGGAGGACAGAAGTTCCTCGATCTCGCGCGGTCTGGCGCAGTCGCGCCTGTGGACGACGAGGGCATCGACATCGCGGTATGGCGTGCCCGCGCAGATGTCGGCGTGCAGGCGAGCGACCTCGATCCCATCTGACACGTCGCCGGAATAGACCTGCAGGGCGTAGAGAAGGCGACTCATTGTTCGATCTCCTCCAATTCTTTCATCGCGGCGTCGATTCCTCCCCAGCTCCAGAACTGACGCACGTGGACTGGACCCTGCTCTGGCAGTCGCCACGCGAACTGTTCGTGTCGGTGCCTCCATGCGTGCGCCCCGATCACGTTGAACTCGGTGAAACTGCGATGCGGCCGAGAGAGCACGTACGTCTCAAGGTCAGTCTCATGTCTCTTTTCAATGAAGTCTCGCACGTCAGAATACAGCCATCTCGGATACATGAACGGATGGCGGCGCATGAACTCCTGACTCGGCTCGTATCCAAGAATCTCGGCCACGATCGGCTGCCACGGACTGTCGATCCGAGAATACGGCTCGTGATACAGGATGACTCTGCCGTTCTCAACGAAGTCGTCTGGCGACGTCTCTCTGACAAGCATCGTGTCTGAGTCCATGTGCATGATGAGATCTGCGTCAGAATACTGGTCTGCCCTCATCTTCGTGATCTGCTGGCCGAGATAGTCGTCCTGGTATCGCGGACACTCGTGGATGATCTCTCTTGTCAGGTGAGACAGCGGGCCAGAGTCTCCCTCGGGCACGACGATGTGCACGTGACGAAATCCGCGGGCGTGGCGCTCGATCTGTCTGAGGCAGTGCCACAGCCAGCAGTAGTCGCCAGGGTAGGTCCTGATCAGGATGTCTGCCGTGGAAGACATAGGATGTCGTATTGTGCTCCCTTCTCTGGCGGATGGGCGGTCACGTCGTAGCCGAGTCCCTCGACTGTCTCGATGAGACGCTCTGGAGTCTGGCCACGGCGGGCGAGTGCTCCCTCGTTGACCTCGATCCACATCTTCGGTCTGCAGCGGTAGATCGTGCCCGCCGCTCCACGGACTGCCTCGATCTCGCAGCCCTCGACGTCGAGCTTGATGAAGTCGCAGCGCTCGAGATTGATCGCATCGAGAGGAATCAGGTGGATCTCGCCCGGCGTCTCGACGACATGGCCAGAGCCGGCATTGAGCGCCTGGGCGTAGGCAAGAAATCTCTCCTGATCAGACAGCCCGGCCCTCACGATGATGGCCTCTGGACAGTTGTGCTCGAGACACTCGAGGGCCTCGGGATTGATCTCGAAGGCGATCACGTGGCCGTCTGCCCCGACCTGGTCGATGTATGCTCTCGTGTGGTCTCCGATGAAGGCCCCGGCGTCGACGACCCAGTCGCCTGGTCTGATGTGCTCGAGAATGATCGGGAGGGCATGCCGGTCGTGGTCGAGTCGGCCAGATTCTTCGACCCACGCAGAGATGTGGGTGTCATGTTCGATGACGGCGATATTGTTTGGAAGGATCTTCATAGAATGTCATCTATGGCAGACGTGTGGTGGCCGTAGACTCCGTGGCCGACGTGCAGGGCGTGCAGCATCGTGTCGACGTTCGGCTGGAAGCCGCATTCCCTGGCCCTGGCGCAGAAGGCGATGTCCTCTCCACGGCCGTCGTTCTCTGGCTGAAAGAAGTTGAAGGGCATCTCTGGATTCGTCGGGTTGAGATCGGGAAACTGTGTCTGCATCTTCTCGAAGACTCTCCGATGAATCAACAGACAGCCCGTCCCGATCCAGTCGCAGGGCATGATCCCGTCGTGGAACGAGGCCGCGCGGGCCCGATATGCCTCGTCGTTTGCCAGACTGTTGACGGCCCTTCCTCTGGGATGCCGGGCGAAGTAGGTCGCTCCGACGATGTCGGCGCCATGGCCGATGAGCCGGTGCGCCACGTGGAGTGCCGTCGGGGCCGTGGGATACGAGTCTGGAAGACGGCACATCGCCCGAAGAAAATCTGGCCGTCCGATCGGAGGAATCATGTCATCGTCCAGAAACAGGAGCCACTGGGCGGGCGTGGCGAGGAACTTCATCGCCAGCTCGTTCCTGGCATGGTAGATCATCGCGTCTCCGACCTGCATGTCGAACCTGACCCGGTCCTTGCCGAGATCGAGAGCGAGCGCGACGAGACACCAGGCAGTCGCTGGATTGGTCTGCTTGTAGCACGGAAAACCGACGAACAGGTCACGGCCGAGCCACTCGGGCTCCTGCTTCCATCCGAGCGGAGGTCCCGGCGTCTGGATGACCGTCGTTGGTCCGAGGTCGAGATCCTCTGGATCAAGGCCCTCGATTCGGCCGGTGTGACTCATGACATGGCAGACTCAGCGGCCATGAGACCGACCTCGATGGCATCCTCGTCAGACATCTTGTTGGGATCTGGTGCCTCAGTGGCCGGCTTGCGGCCTCCCTGGCGTGCCGACGGGGCCTTGCCCGCGTTCTTCACGGCCTCGAGCGCCTTCTCCGCCTTCTCGGCCCGATCGTTCGCGGCCTGGAGTCGCGAGGACAGATCGGTGACAGACTCGGCGAGCTTGACACTGGCGACTGCGGCGGCTGCCACCTCGGCCCGAGACTGCGGAGTCGAGGGATACAGGGCCTCGCGAAACCGGGACTCAAGCTCGGCGACAGACTTGTTGTGCTCCTCGATCTTCTTGACATCCTCTGGCCTGGCGTTCGGAGGGATCTCCTGGTATCTGGCCCACGGCACCTTTTCGGTCATCTGATCGACATGCTGAAAGATCTGCTGCTCTGCCTGCTCATACTGCTGTGCCTGCTGTTGCTGCATCTGCTGGATGTATGCCTCACGGTTCGACTGGAACTCTGTGATGGCCCGAGACCTGTTCTCGGACACGTCGGCGCGCTCTGCAAGACGCTTGCGAATCCGCTCCTGGTCGACGAACGAGAGCTTGTTGAGGACAGAGTCTTCCCACCACTTGGGAGAGACCTTGTCAAGACCGAGCTGGCGAAGATTCTTTTCAGTCTCCTCTGGCAGGCCGTTCTTGCGAAGAATCGCGAGCACGTCGTCGTCGAGATTCTGCAGGCGCTCATCGAACTGCTTCTTGAACTCGGGATCGTTCTCGGTGTCGAAGATCTTCCGCATCGCGCGGAGCTCGTTGAGCTCGTTCATCACGTCTGCAGGAAGCTGCGACTGAGACCTGCGGATCTCGTCCAGCTGTCTTGCAAGCTCTGGAACCTGGGCGGCCTGCGCCTTGAAGTGCTTCGCGACCTCTCTGAGCTTGTCAAAGTTGACGAGGTTGCGAGGACTGATGTCCGCCGGTGCCGAGATCGCGTCGAGATCGATTGAGTCTGGATCAGACGTGGGCTCGGGCGGCTTCTGCTCGGTCAGGGGCTGCTGTTCCTCAGACTGGGCATCGGGCGGCTTCTCGTCACCAGCCGGCGGCTGCTCGTCCGCTGGCTTTTCGGCGATCGCCGGATCTGCCGGAGCGGTCTCGGGCATCTCCTCACCCGGATCAAAGATTCCGGCGGCCTTCATCGCCTCGTCGAGGCTGTTCATGTTGTCCTGTGTGGGTGGTTCGACGTGTCCAAGATCAAGGTCCTGGGGCACGCCCTCGCTGGTCACTGGTTTTTCTGCTGGCATAATCTTATTTCTTTTTTGCAGTCCTTGCAGACCTGCGGAAATCCTTGGCAGACGGGGCATTCTTTGACCCGGGCTTTCTCATGCGCTCTCCAGATCCGGCCTTGATCCGGCGTCGCTTCGCGTGAATGTTCGCGTAGAGTCCTGCGGCGGCACTCTTCACCTTGTCTGAGTCTCTCATGTCATGTCTCTGTATTCGGGGTTGGGATTCTCGCGACGCTGAACGTCTGCGAGGGCAAAGAAACTTCTCTCATAGTCATCCCAGCCGGCTCGCATGGCCGCCACTCGAGCCACTGCCTCGGCGTCGTTCTTGAGGACTGTCTCGGCATCAACGACTGCCGGACACAGCGACCTCATCATCTCGGCGATGCGCTCACGCGGAACTCGTCTGAAGAACTCGCGAAGAGACGTCGCGTCCTCTGGTGACCATGCCGATAAACTCATGCTCCTGCGGGAGGTGTTGGCCTGGGCGGTGCCGAGGCCGCGGCGATGGTTGCCTGGGGACCGCCCGCGACTGTCACGGGAGCGACCTCAGGAGAGGCGGGAATCTGTTCAATGTTGGTGACGGGAGCGGCACCGGGAGCGGTCGCGGGAGCGACGGCACCGGCCGCGAGCGACTCGGTCGTCGGAGCAGCGAGCAATTGCTTGGCCTCC